TATTGTATCTCTTATATTTGCGTAATCATATACCTGTGAATTATCATCTAATGCACCTAAACTACTTAACAAGTCATCACCTAAAACATCTTTAAGGTTTACTGTATTACCAAAGAAAGTAATGTGATATGTGTGAGCAACATTGTTTTTTAAATCAACACTATTTAGTTTTATCTTACCATTCTTAAAAGGCAAATCATTTAACTCTAATCTTGCATCTGCTTTATTTCTTGCATCAAAACCAAAGTCAATATCAAAGTTATAATAGTGCTGAAATATTATATTGTTTTCTTTAGATGCTGGTACTGCAAATGTTTGTGTAAACTCGGTAAACACCTTTGCAATATCCTTTACATTTTGGATTGTTTGTGTAAGTGAAACTGTTTCATCCTTAAATAAATCTACTCTTTCAGCACCTATGTATAGTTGTAGTCTACGCATTTATCTAATGTTGTTTATATAATCAAATGCTTCTTCAAATTCCATTGTGTATTCTATTAGCCTATCGTTTACACTTGTTTTAAAGGCTACTGTTGATGTTTTAACTTTAACTGGTATGATAACACCACTACCTTTTCTAACAGTAGATAACCATACGTATTCACTTAATAACAGTTCTTCAAATTGTTGATTGGCAAACTCTGGATAATATCCACTACTTAAAGTGTGTGTTTGTTTTGCTTGTGTGTTGAATACTTTGTTAGGTGCATTCTGTACATTATATGTAGCACTTGAACCACTTGGATAGGTTATTGTATTTGATTTGTAACCCTCATTAGTTCGTGCCAGGTTTTTAGTTTCTTTTAAAAAGAACCATAAATCTTGCTGCGCACCATACTTGTTTATGTATATAATTCTTTTACCATCACCATACTTTGTGCAATCAATTCTTTTTATGTTACATACAACACCATCAACTGTTGTTATACTTGTATCTGTGCCAGAATATGATGTAGCTGTTAGAGTATTTAAAGAATTTATACTTGGTAATTTACCAGCTCTGTTATTAGGTGCAAATATTGTAAAGGTATCTGTATCTTCATTTATAGGTATTAAATAAGTAGGTAGTGTTCTGCCAAAAGGTATAGTTGGATTTACTTCTTCTTCAAATGTTCCATAGGCTTCAAACCCTCTATCTGTTATTGTAGCTGGTTCATCTATTACAGTACCACCACCATTTATTGCATCATAACTCTTTAGGTTTGTTTCTATATCAACAGTCTGTGGCACATAACTACTTTGGTATGTAATCTCTATGTAATCTCTTGCAAGTTCTGCTATATCAAAATTAACTGTTTGAGTTGCTACTAAAGATAAAGGTAAATTCTTTGTTAGTGTATACCTTAATGTACCATCAATAGTAACTGTACATACAACAGACCTTGCTCCAGCACTTGCTACTATAAATTTAAACTGTGGGTTTCTTAATGCTAATTGTAATGCCATCTTAAAAATCTAATGTTAGTGTAGCTATAAATAAATATAACCTTATTGTTGTGTATGTATATCTTTCATCTTTTGCGATGTACTCCCAACCTAACATAAATCTGTTATGTGGGTAATGAAATGCTATGCCTAATGTCCAATCCATAATTATTTTGTTCCTAATATTATACCATCTTCTATATCTAATACAAATGCTTTTGATAAATCATCTGGTAATCTTTTTAAACCAGCTTCAAATGGTTTTGTAAAAAATAGGTTTGCTTTTAAACCTTTGTTGTAAATGCTTCTTGCAATTAAATAAGTCATACTTTCATAAGACAAAAATCTTCCAGTTTTTTTATCCTTCCATTGAAACTTCTTTTTCTTTATCCAACCACTTTTTGTTTCTGGATTGTAAAGTGCTTTAGTTAAACCACCTTTTGGACCAGTACCACTTCCATATTGAAACTTTGATAATGCTGCACTTGTTTCAGGATATGTTGAGGTTTTACCTTTTACACCTTTATCTACAAAAACACCGTAATCTTCCATTAGAAATTCTAACAAAAAATCATCTTGGCTTTTGTCTATAACGTAACTAACAGAATTATATAAATCACCACCACCTTTTTTATCTTTAGTTAGGTTTGATTTAGATTGCTGTACAACATACTTACCATACTTGTTTAATATTTCATCTACGTTCTTAAACTGCATTAGCAAATGTATATATCATTGTAAATTAGTATAGTAATATCTGCTGTCCATCCAGCAAGTTCATTTTCAAACCTATCACTGAAAGGTGTTAAACTTGGATTGCCATCAAGTTGATACATATCTGTGTGTAATGTACCCATCCTTAACTTCTGTATAAGCTTGTTTAAGACCAATAGCTGTGTGTTTAGAATATCTTGTTCATTATCGTTGCCAGTAAATCTATCTGTTGTTATATCCTTTGATTGGTCTACAATATCACAAGCCAAGATGCTTATGTTAAACCTCAACACTTGTTCTTCTGCTGAAACACTATTTACAATCATATGCGCTAATGGAAATATGTCTTGCTTGTTTAGGTTCACTTTGCTTATGTCACCAATAGAAACTGTATTAGTAAATTCAGTACCTCTTAATTGTTCTTCTATCGTTGAGGTTAATTGATAATAACCCCTTATACCTTGTTGGCTCATTTGAAATTCTTTTTAATTCTTTTAGCTTCCATTTCTGCTTTCTCTTTTAAATATTCTAAAGTGTATAAGCATTTATGTACATTTAGTTTAGTGATATCTTCAAGTCTTCTAATATCGTTTTGAGCGAGTGCAGTGAAGATGCTTTGATACCATCCATACTTTCTTGAAAAATTTGTTCCCGCATCAAGCTGTCCATCTGCGGTGTTTCCAAATAGTCCACCATAGTTTTCGATAAGTCTATTCCTAAATTGTACAAAAAAAAAATTGACCCCAAGACTATGTCCATAGGTATTTCTTCTAACTTTTCTTTTGCATCTAAAGTATATTCATTAATCAAATACTTGTCACCTATCTTTTTACTAATTGGTCTGTATAATACATTCATTGCTATTTGCATATTTTGCCAGTCACCAATGTAAGTATCTAAATCTATATACTCACCTAAACTCATTTCATCCAAGTCTGGAATTATACCATATTCAACACCGCCTATTTTAAAAGTTCTTATTAAACTTGGTTTAGCTTCAAACATATTATTTATAATCTCAACAATCCTATCTGCATCAGTTAGTTTTAATAACCTTGCACTTTTTGCATCCAGGTTACAAAATATCTCTATCATTTTACATTGTAAGAAATAACTATCATCATTGGTTTCTTGTATTTTTAGAAACTTCTGATATTGCTTTAAGGATATTTCAGATAGGTCACTTGGAATTATTAATTCAACTTTCATATTTATATAACGTTTTTAAAATGGTTTTTTATAGTAAGTAAATATAATAAAAAAAGGTACACCATTTCTGATGCACCTCTTAAACAAAACTAACTCAACTTAACTAAATCATACTTGCTTCGTGACAAGTTCCACTACACACACCCTCGTGGTCTATATCTGCACCACATTCTGTGCATTCATAATCTTTGTACTCTGGTGGGCTATACCAATCCATAATATTCTGTTTTAAGTTTACCATTACGGTAATGTTCTACAATTACACCAGTTGATAAAGGTACTACCTTGTATGGTCTGATGCTTCTTTTAATTAGGAATTTATCTATTATCTTTTTCATTATTCTTCTATTTCGTTAAATACTGCGTGTTCTTTACAAGCGCCACATAATTCATCACTTAAATAAGATGCTTCTGCACCACAACAATTACTATACATATTCTTTTGTTATTTCGTTATACTCTTTAATGTATTCTTTTGCATCATCTAAAAATGTTGGTGCTATATGTTTTAATACACCTCTGTTATCTTCCATATAACTAAAGTAGGTTTCTAACCTCAACTTAATAGCATATAGCTTTTTAAATTCTTCTAATGGTAAATTTACTGTTTCTGTCATATCTGTTTTGTTAAGGGGGCTTTTACACCCCCGTTAGTTTTAGTTTATAGTTAGTGCTTTTGCTAACTTATATGATTTGATAAATGAAAATCCACAATTCATACCCGTTAACAATAGGTTAGCCTCTATGCTGTTTGGCTTAAAAGAAGTTTTTGATATTACATTTTTAATTGTCGTGTTTTGTAAAGTTGTCATAATATTTGTTTTAGTTAATTAGTATACGCAAATATAGCAATAATTATATGTTATAAACAAACAATTTAACAACTATTTTTAAAATAATTTATAATTAGCTAAATATGAGTAAGTTAGCTTATAAAGTAATTACCCCTATTTGGATTTTGTAGTTGATATGAGATTGCATATCTGATTGCATCAATGATATGGTTGAATTTGTCTTGTGGTGTTTTAGACTTTTTTTCTAACCAAGAGTAGTTGTTTAGTTCTTTGATTAAGTTGATACTGTTTTCTTCTACAATCAAATCATAGTCTTGTAGTAATGCTATACCATAGGTAATTGAACCTTGACCTTTTATTGCTTTGACTACATTGCAACCTTTTGCCTTAAGTTCGTGTAGTAATCTTGGTTCAGCACTATCACCTACTATAAGATGGTTTTTAGCGTGTTTAAGGTTTAGTTCAGCTATTTGTGATGTGGTAAGACCTTTCAAGTAAAAGCATTCCTTTAAATAGATTATCTTGTTGTTTGTATCAATGTTAGTTTCTACCAAACTGTTCTCGTCTGCTGCAAATCCATAATCTTGACCAAAGACACTTACACCTACTTTTTTAAACTCACCTATCTGCCAGTTAGTAAATATAACACCCTCTGCTTTTGCTAACCATCCACCAAGCATTTGATGTTTGTATTTATCTGGTCTGCGTTTCTTAATGTTTTCTATTTGCTCTAAATAGCTTTTAGATAGGTTTTCTACGTTATCTAAATAAGTTGTGTGTATGTAGGTTGTATTTCCTTTGGTTGAGTTTGTTCCAGCTTGTACACCTTTATCTTCAAAGAACCTATTGTATATCCAATGCTCTTTAGTTACTGGATTTAAAATAAGTATTACCCTATTCTTTTGTTTTAGGTTTCTTACACTTAAATCTATTTTATCAAATATGTTTTCATCTTGCAGTTCTTCTGCCTCATCCATTACCCAAGTGCTAACATTAGTTAAAGACTTTAGGTTAGCTGTTTGGTCACCGCTTGATGTCTTGATACCTTTAAAGATTATCTTGCTTCCTGATAGCTTATTTCGTATTTCATCTTTTGTTATATAGAAAGCATCTTGTAAATTAAGTGTTTCTATCTTGTCTATAAACTCTGGTATTATAGAAATGTATGCAGATGATAATGTAAACCTTGTAAACAAGATTGTATGCCCAGCTTCAAAAGTGAGCAACAACAATAACAAGTTTATAGAATACGATTTACCCGAACCCCTACCACCAGTTACAATATAGTATCTTGCATCTGATGTTTGGATTGGTTTATACTTTGGGTCTACTTCTATCACTTAAATTTTATAATATCTTTAAAGTTAATATTAAACCCATCTGTTGATGTTATGTCTACACTCTCTTTAGGTTTACCATATCTGTAACCGAAATACAATGACATAGCACGACTATCACCTTTTAGTATCTGTTTGCCAAGTGTTTTAATTACCTCATCATTATCAATAAGGTTATCTAACTTTTCTATTAGTTTTAGTTCGTCTGCTTTCTTTGGTCTACCAGCACCATCTCTTGCACCACCGTTATTTTTTCTTTTATCCATTTGAAATAAATTTGTTTATTCAATTATATAACGTATTTAATCTTTGTTTTTAGAACATTGTTAGTTGGTCTAAATATGGTTTTAATCTATCTTTTGATAATTTGTGATATTCTTTACTAACTTCACTACCCACATATTGTCTATCTTCCATTAAAGCTGATAATGCAGTAGTACCAGTACCCATATATGGGTCATACCAAATATCATTAGATTTACCAAATTTTTGCATAATCATTCTTGGAATATCTAAAGGCATTATAGCCTTGTGTTTTTTTGCAAATGGATTAGAGTGTGAATTTAAAGTTTTAATTACATTACCAAAATTACCTCTAAAATTTCCATCATAAAATTTCTTTTTTTCGGGTCTATCATTGCTAAATATAATAATAAATTCAAATGAAGACGATAAAACACCAGCTTCAATATGTGGTATCATATTCTTTTGCCAAATAATTATATCTTTTATTTTATCTTTAAAATGACCTAATAAATGTAAAAAATCTACTTTATTATTTCCTAACATTTGTATGTTATAAAATATATGTTTTTTAGTAATTCTTAATAATTCGTTTATTAAGTTTTTTTGATTATTAAAGTAATCATCTAAATCATCTGTATAATCATTGTACTTTGCAGTTTCTTTACCAAACATTTTATTATGACCAACATTATATGGAGGTGATGTTAAAACATAATCAATAAAATTATCTGGCATTTTTGCCATAGTATCTAAATTACTTTCACAATAGATTTTATTTAATTCTAAATTATTCATATGCACCAGTTATTTTATTACGTTTTTCGTTATTTGCTTTTACTTCAGTAAATTCTTTTGACTTGTTTTCAAAACCTAATCTTGATATAACATCAACATCTATTACTTTTACTGCTTCTTTTATCTTTAGTTTTTCTAAATGATTTCTTTTGTAAAATAGTTCACCATTATTTTTATACACTACTTCTTTTAGTATGTGTTTATTTCCTTTATGCTCTATTGTTAAATTACAATATACTATTTCACCAATCTTTACATTATTCATTTTCCCATCTTTAATTTTAATAGTCTTTCTCTTATAGCTTTTCTTTCTTTACCCTTTGGTAATTTGTCAAATAGTTGTTGTAGCTTTTGTATTAGTTTCTTTCTGTTCATAATTTTTCTATTTCTTTTAGTACTTCTTGATAGTATTCTATGTTGTTAGATGGTTTTAGTATTTCGTTTTCAAGTATAAGGCTTATATGTAGTTTAGCACATTGTTTTGCTATCTTACTACTCATTGTATTGTGAAAGTCTTGACCATCTACATTGTAAAACTTCTTATATAGGTTGTATGCTTTCTCTTTTGGTGTTTGCATAAATAGCCATTCTTTTTTTATCATATTATCATAATTAAAGGAAATAAACATAATATAACTATTGCCCAATATACTTTCCAGAATTTAGATTTTACATAGTAATCTTCCCATACTATACAATGAAACCCAAAACTTAATGCTAAACACAATATTGTTTTTATAAACTCTATCACGTTGCACAGTTTATTATTTCGTACTCACTATTGTTTTGCTTCCATTCAAAAGACTTTAATACTAAAGCTGCACGTTCATCATACATAATTTTTTGTTCTTCTTCTAAACCTCTGTATTGTTTTTCATTTGGTGTGTAACCACCATCAAATTTGCTTAACTTTTCTATTGCCTTGAAATAATCTTTTTCTAATGTTGCATATTTTTTTTGTATTACTTCTAACTTTGAAATCTGGCTATACTCTATTTGTGATTTAACTATAAAGTTACTTTCTAATTTATCGTAGTAATCAAATCTATCTTTTTTGTACAATGGGTACATTTTGTTTGCGTGTATTGCCGTTGCGTGGTCAAATGATTTACCTTTTGATTTTATAAAGTCTGATATACTTACCCACCTCATATCAAGTTTGTTTCTTAATATATGACAAAGCAATGCACGATGCTCAACATATTCGGTTTGTCTTGTTTGTTTGTATATATCTATGCCAGTTAAAGTAATAAGTAATTCACTTACTTGTTCTGGTGTTTCTAATATTGTTGGTACTGTGTTGTAATTCATTTACTTTGTAGTTTTTGTATGTATAATGCTGCATCCATAAGTTCTTCTTTTAGGTGCTGCAAAAAATCATCTTTGTTATTGTCTTGTAGTGTTGTTTTGTATTTGTCTATTCCTACACAACTTCTTATGTCAAATTCTCTTTTTAAATCTTCTACTATTTTGTCTTTCATTGTGTTCTTAATTTTAATAGGTGATAGCACTCGGTGTATTTTTGTCTTGCTTTACCTTTGTATTCTTGTTTAAATAATTCGAATAGCTTTCTTGTGTATTGGTATTTTGTTTCACAATCTTTAAAATACTTACCAGCAAACACTTTTCCCTTACCCCGAAAGTATTGCACATTGTCTGCACTATCTCCGATTATAAATTGCTCATAAAAATTAAACATAGCTTCTTCTTCTGTTATGTCTAATATCTCTTTATGCTTGTAGTGGTAGTTGTACATCAAGCAAGGAAATTGTTTATAGTCTTTGTCTATTGATACTATCATTACCTCATCTCTACCAATATCATCACTAATTTGCTTCCAGTACCTAGCAACCATATCATCTGTTTCTACACCGTAACCCCATATACTATCGTATTGTTCTTTTACAAATTGGTGCATCTCATTTAAAAGCGGTGGCAGTTCCTGTTTCTTTCTGTTGGCTTTGTACTTTGGTGTAATTAGCTTTCTAAAGTTGCCCTTTGAACCACTAAAGCATAACACTTTATCTATGGTGTATTTATCTTCCAAGTCATTTACAATCTTCATATACTGCTGGTCAAACTTATTTCTTGCATCAGCTATATCTGTGTAATACTTTTCATCATCTGGTGTTTCTCTTTTACGATAGCAACTTGCAAAAATTAAACTATCTGCATCTACTAATAAAATCATAATGCTTCTTTAATCATTTCAAGGTGCATTTCTTGCATCTTCTTTTGTTCCTTACACACTTCACTAATAATAAAAGGTAAATCCATAAAAAGTTGGTTTACATCCATTACAAGTCTTTTGTTATTATCGTAATCAATATGCAGTTCACCATCATCACAATATAAACCTTGTGTTTCACCTATGTAAGTGCGTGATTTTGTAGCCTTTAATTGTGCTTTTAATATTTCTATTTGTGCCTCTAATTTTTCTATTCTGTTATCTTGTCCCATTTGTCTATTGTTATGTTTAGTTTTAAATAATTCTTTTTACCTGGTTTTACTTGGTAGTTTATAAGCACATCAGTTATCTCACTATCTTGTTCAGTATGATATTCTATTTGCTTTTTTAACTTTTCCCAAGCTGCATCGTTTACTATCATACATTATGTGATTTTATAATTAAATCTAATTTGTATGAATATTCTGCAGCAATTAATCTTACAGTTTTATTTATCTTAAAATTTTTTGCATCAATTAAACACTCTTCTTTTAAATCTTTTATTTTATTAAGTAGTTTACTTTCTTGTTTACCTAATGCATAATTTTTAAATATATGATAGTCTTTATCTCTTGATGATTTTAATAAGTTTAATGCTTTTTCTTCTGCCTTAATTTTCTTTAAAGTTTCATTATTATTAAATATTATTTCTTTTAATTTTTTAATACCATCATTTTCTTTCTTAAACTCATAATCATTTTTAGCATCATTACGTTTTAACTTTTTTTGCTTTATACTTTCATCACAAGTTTCATTGCTTTTATTTAATGCAATTCTTTGTAGTACTATTTCTTGTTTTCTGTTGGTTATTTCAACATAATTGTTTTGTTCCATTCTGTTTGTTTTAAAATTAATATAACGCAATATACATTAATCTATTTTATAAACAAAACATTTAACAACTAATTTGGTTCTATATTTATATTTATTCTAACCGCTTGATTTTCTTTGAGTAAGTACACATCTTTTAAAAGCCTTTTCTTTGTCCACATTGTTGTATCTGGGCAGTACTTTTTAACTGGTGTTGGCATCTCTAAAGTGTTGAGGTAATACATAAAGTTTCCTTTAGGGTCATTCACAAAGAATATCTTTACAACATCTAAAGCCATTAGAGCATCGTACTTGTCTTTTTCTAACATCTTATCTTCATAGTACTTGTTTCTAAATTTCATCTCTATAACGCAATCAATACCCTTTGGTGTTTTTCCTTTAGCATCATATCTTGAATAACCATCACCGCAATGTTCCAACTCCCAACCATCAAGATTTAAAAGAAACACAACTGCCTTTTCCCACTCATTAATTTTTTTAATGCCCATTATTCCAAATTACGTTTAGTTGCTTTATCCACAACTTTATTTTTTTTGGATTGCAAGTGCAAGGTTTATGGTATTTATGATTATAGTACTTTGCGTGTAACTGGCATATTAGTTCAAACTCATTACCTTGTAAAGTGTTCTTTGGTTCTGACCTAAAGTCACTCCAATCCTTAAAATCTTC